GTCGCCCAATGTGATAACGCCATCAGTAACAGACCCAAGCGAACCGGAAAACGTAACGGTAGCCAGCAGCGTTTGACCACTGATAGCAACACCAGTTGCCGGACGCGTAGCAGTGTAGAACCGTAACAATGACCCGCTACCCGCATCAGTTACTATCGCAGTTGCGCGGGTCGATCTTAATGCCGTGTTTAGTGCTAGAGCCATTGCCGTTCGCCTTATTCAGTTTTGTCAGCTTTTACTTTTTCTGGTTTTTCTTCGTATTGCTTGTGTTTTTTCGGGTCGAAGTCTTCTTCCTCGATCAACACATAATCACCTTGGCTTTTATCCCAAGACTTAACTTTAATAGTTGCCATAATTCCTCCAAAAATAAGGGGGCCTTCACCCCCAAATTATTAACCCAACAAAATACCAATATGCTCTGGCTTAACAGCCTTAACACCCCAAGCCAATGCGACTTCGTATTGCACTTGACGGTATTGCTTGTACATTGACACTTCAAACGACAAGCCGCTATTAGGATCGGTAAGCATGAAACGATCTGCTGCGCTGTCACCTTCGGCTGGCAATGCAGGCGCGCGGGTAGCAAGAGCAATAGCCGAACGACTAAAGCCCATGTTGCGCGCTGCTGCTGCGACTACAGTAATAGCGATAGCAGAAGCCGCTAGAGCCTTACGCAAGCCAGGAGCCGCAAGAACAACGGTGCCGCCGTTTGACACATCAGCATCGCCCGTAACAACAACATACTTATTAGTGTCGCCTGCGAATGTAATCACATCACCCGCAATGATGGTACCAGTACCAGCAGAAGCCAATGTGATTGTGGTCGCGCCAATTGCGTAACCAGCTGTGTTAGTGGTAGCAGAAGCGCCAGTGCCAGCGGTAGAGGTAACGATCTGCGCAGACTCACGCAATGCCATGCCGTGAATATCTAACAACACACCGCGACGCAATAAGCTAGTGTCGCCAGCTTCGTTTGCTTTGGTCAATTGCGCCAAAGTGCGAAGGCTTGCGCCAGCAGAGGTATTCATCACCAAGTTTAAATCAGTAAGAGGCGCGCCGTTATCAACCAACAGCTTGCGAATCTGTGCGGTATCGGCAAGGCTAGAGCCAAAAGGAGTTGTGCCTGCTGTACCGTATGCACGCGAACCGTAAATATGCAAAGCGGCTAAGTCGGCTTCTACTTCGTTGGTCAATGTACGCATTGCTTGCGCCATTTGATCACGGAAAATAATGTTGTACTGTGCGCCGTTGTTATCTAAGCCCAAGCGCTCTTCGCCATTCCAACGAATTGGAACACGGCGAGCTTTGGTGATAGTCATATCGGTGTAGCCGATAGTTTGATCGCCGTCGTTAGGTGGGGTAACCGCTGGTGTAATATCGCTTGCAGTAGAAGCAGGCGCAACAGGAGTACGCACAGTTTGACCAACAGCCGCGCGTTCGTAAGTCATATCCGAAGTAACAGCCGGAATTAAACCAGTGATTTCACGCGATACAACGTCAAGCGCGTTGTACATGGTTGGGATCAAGCCAGTAATAGTATTAGCCATTTTTTAAAACCTCTTTTAATCAGTTAAAGAGCCGCCAGTTTGCATAAAGGTGGCCTGTTCAGTTTTGCCAAGACCGTCAAAAGAGGCTCTAGGCATTGTTTTTGCTGCTGCTTTACCGCCGCCGCCTTGACTTCCGCCGCCTGAGTTTGCTGGAGCTGCTACATAGTTTTTCCCTATGTCACTGCCTGCCCACTCGGTAACGAAGTCTTTCAGGATTTTATCCCCGACTTTAGCGACTCGGTTTTCGCCGTCTTGCTCAATTTTTACTTGACGTTCGATTAATGCCTTAGCCCCGTCTAGCAGTTCTTTTTTAACACCTGCCGCCGTAAGTTCTGCCATCAACCCATTATCAACAAGCAATTTAGACGTAAAGCCTGATTCTGATTCGTGCAATTTCTTGTACTTCTCAGCCTCTAGCAAAGCGGTTTTATTCGCCTTGGTCGATTCGCCTAGCTTAGATTGCAACTCATCAACTTGATCTAGCGCCCTTTGGTATTCATCAGGGTCTATCTCTGAGTTTTTACGCGCCTTTTTAAGCTCGCCTAAAAGCTCTTTGTTTTTCGCTGCCGTAGCTTCTGCTTTCGCTTCTGCTGTCTCTACTGCTTTGGCGATCATTGCGTCAATCGCTGCTTGCTGCTCTGCTGTGAACATCAGTTTGTCCTCTGGACGTTGTGGCCTCTGGCCGGAATCTATCAGCCCCACGGGGGCTATAGCGTAATTCTATCACGATTCTATTACTAATCAAATTTTGCTAATTGGTCAAGCGTTAATTCACGCCCTGTGCCGCTTACCATATCCGATAGAGTGATTTTGCCGTCTCGCCATAGCTGTGCGCGGCCTTGGCCTAGGTATTTGGTTTGCCATTCCTCGGATTTACCCGAAAGGAATTGCTCGAAAGTAGTATCAGCTGGAATCTGTCCGTCCATGCTTGCGCGCGTGGATGATTTAAAGTCTTCGATATTTAAGCCTAATTCTTTGAATGACTTGATTGCGTATGTGTACATACTCCGGCAATTAAAATGCCTCGCAATAGCAATGTAGCTTTGCTTTACTGGGTCGGTGCCATCTATGGGATTGTTATTCATATCGTATTTAGCGCGATCCCTGACAGCGCATTGCAAACTTGTTTTTGAATCTAAGGTCGCAAGGCTCACCTTGGCCGCGATTAAATCAGAGTTAGCTTGCATTGAAGTATCACGCGCATTGATTGCGGCTGACTGAGTAGCAGTCTTAACCAGCGCATAGGCATTGCGTTGAGCCAATCCGCTAACGTCTTTGAATCGTTTTGTTATCTGCTGGTTTGTTTCTGCTTGCGATAGCCCAAGCTGTACCACTCGCTGAAAATCATTCTGCAATTTAACGCTTTGCTGTGCCCACCAATCACTCGCTACGTTACCGACAATCAATGACTCCTTTGCAAGCTCTTCAAATACCGAAGCTGCAGGGAGCACGCTTGCAATCTCAAAGGCCGCCAGTGTGTTGACCGTGTAAACCTGCCATCGCCCCTCGATCTTGGCTATCTCAGCTAAATCAGATTCGCTTACAGTGGCAATCTCGCCATAATAATCAGCGATAACCTTGCGGATAATTTTTAGCTGCTTTTGAAGTCTTGCGCGGGTCATCTCGCCATTAATTTCAGGCAAGCGCGAAACTATATCCCGCTCCATTTCCTGCATCATCTTCACGATCTTTTTAGCTGAGCCAGCACCAGCGCGCGCGACAACTAGCGCACGCTCCGTGGTCTTATCTGCTAATTGTTCGTTGAAAGAAGGCATTTAGCGCACTCGAAAAGATGCAAAAATTGTTCGCGGTTTAAAATCTTGTAATCGCCTGCGACCATGTGAACGTGATCGCCGCTTATGATGATCTTTGTCCCGCTTGCTGAATCCATAACCCCCACGATCTCACCCGTATCTATATTAAATACGTGTTCAACACCCACATCTTCGGGCGGTTTATGGCGTAAGGGTAGGATCAAGCGTAAGTCCCTGCGATTCGATTCGGCTTTGTTCTTCTTCAAACGTTAATTCAGGCTCGTACATCTCGCCGTATTTCATGTTGTAGAAGAAGGTTTGCTGGCTGATAGCGCCACCCTGAAGCATTCCAAATAGCGCGGTCATTTGTTCGGGTGTTAGTGATGCATCGCTGTAATCAGTATTTAGCTCGACAGTAACGTCACCAGCAATGCCCATCCAGTCGCGCATAATCTCTAAGATGCGAGTAATTGAGCGAGCGCACTTCTGTGCGGTTGCAGCTAGTACGCTGGTTTCGCCACTCTTTCGGATTCGTACTGTATCAGTAGCCTCTGCTTGGTTCTTTTCAGCATCCAAGAATCTAGCGCCCAAGACAGACATTTGCGCCTTTTTCTCTTCTTTGATTTCTTTGAGCGTGTCCAGCCCCTTGCCCTCAAACTCTAAAAACCATGCCTTAGCGTCTGGATTTTGTGCGGCATGGCCACCGGATGCGCCCAAACAGAAAGGCGAATCGGTGTCAAACTCAAAACCCGCGAACATGGGGGTGGGAATGGCGGTAAAGTGCGCGCCGTGCTCTAAATCAACATCGGTGCGAAAGTGCGAAAGATTGATATTAACCAGATCGAGAATAGGCGGTCTTGTGGTTTCAAAGTCGCAGATAAACGGAATATAATTGAGTGGTGAGCCATTCATCAGAGGGATAATGTCATCGCCGTATTGTTGCAATGTACCCTTCCCATCCTCGCGGTAGATGCGCTGCAAGTAAACACCATCGACCAATAACAGCCTGCGCTCTTGCTCGATCTCTTTGCGCTCAATGTCGCCTATCCACTCCTCGACAACCTCGGTCAATCGCACCATTACCAATTGCGCGGCATTGTTCACTCGGTCATGGCGCCAGTCGATGATAGATTCTGCTTTGTACTCGGCAACGTATGGGCGAAGGTTAAGCGCTGCCACTTGGGCTTGCGTCATGCCTGCGCTGTTTACGTTTGGGCGCTCGATCAGATACCCGACTCGACCTATTACCAAATCCTCGTAAAGTGCTTCGGCAACAAAATCATCAATGCCGACCTTGGAGTCTTTAGCGAGTGTTAAGTCTTCAAGTACAGGACGGAATAGCGAAGGCATTTTAGAAACGTCTACGGGCTTGCGCGTGACCATGCCGACCAAGCCATCCACCGTTCTCCCAGAGGCATTAAACAAGGTGGCGCGGCCTATCATGGCCTTATATTCTGGGGCTTGCTGATTCGATAGCTTAGGCGCTACGGTTTGTATCTCGTCCCACGCCTTGAGCGAGTCGTCACCCTCGACGGTAACGCGGCACTTTTCCCAAATTGGCAAGAGTTTCGCATATTGTTTGTGCGGTTCTATTTTCATCGCGCAGCCCTAATAGGTTTTGGCTAATAATATCACAAGCCTGATAGTTTAACAGCTTTGGCAATGTTCGCGCCTTGTGGCCACTCAACATCCACGCAATAGCCGATTGCTGTAGTTATGTGCTGGTATTTGTTTTTTTGGTCTTCTTGGAATGTTGATCCTGCTTGCAGTTGCACAGTTGCTAAACCTTTATGGCACCACGGCGCAGTCTTTGGATTAACAAACAATGTCACCTCACCGGATGCAGTTTGTATTTTTGTGCGTACAGCGTTTTGGCGGTCTTTTATCGCTGGATGTGCATGTTTTACCTTTCTAGTGTACTTCCAGCCGTGCTCCTTCAATACGCCCTCAATATCTGTATAGTCTGATGCGTGCCCATGCTTCTCGCCTGCTCGACCTGCTGGATCGCCGTAGATCAATACGTGTTTATTTTTGTGGTCTTTGTACTTATCGACAAACTCTAGTGCTGACTGCTTGCTGATAGCGCTCTCTAGCACTATCTCATCCAATAGATAAATACTATTGCCACGCTTAACACCGATAGCGCTACTCAATGGCGTATAGTTTTGGTCGTGCATCCACATAAGCTGTTCATGCGGTAAAATGCTTTCGTCTGTTTCGTTGTGCTTACCGTATCCCTCATAGATTCTACCGCCAGCGGTTTCAAACGATGCCCTAAACTCTTGGTTATACTGCTTCTCACTCATGACCTTTTTAGCGCGCGCGGCCATCTCTGGAAAGACCTCCTCGGTCATCCAGTGGAACACCTCATATTCATCGCTAACGCCTGTGAGAGCTTTTTGGCATAGGTCGTAGTAGTGGTTTAAGCCATCAGGAACACCTAGCAGCCAGCACCATGCTTGGTAGTCGGGGTCTAACGGGTTTACGGTGTTAAGCGCTGGATAGATATTTGACTCCCACCCGCCCTCTTTTGTATCCGCGATCTCATCAATGCCGCCACCCTTCCATGGGATACCCTCGATACGTTGCGGCTTATCCAATCCAAACACATGCAGCTCTGAGCCGTTGTTCATGTAGATGATCTGCTCGGATATGTTGGGCGCTTTGGTGTGAGTGCATGACAGGGATAAATCTAGCAAATCCTGCCAGAATATTTTCTTTGCTTGCGGGTTTGTGGGTGCTGCTGCGAAGTATTGGCCCACCACTCTATTTGCTTGCTTTACCAAAAAGCGCTTGAATCGCTCGGTCTTGCCACTTCTTCGGCCTGCGGGCACTAGCGGGAACCTTACGCCCCTACCAACTGCTTCAACTAGCTTACATTGTACGGGATGGTCTTTCAGCGGATACCAGCGAGCGAGCTGCTTGTCTAAGCGAATGTTTCCGGTTTGCATTAGTTGGGCAACCGATCAATGAGCTTGTTGATTGCCCCTGCTAGATCGTCTTTAGTCTCTATGACCTGCTTGTCCAACCCTACAAGCTTGGCTTTTGACATTGTGGCGCTTACTGCTGCGCTTGATTGCGGTGTCTCTGCACTTAACGCCGCCATGCGTGCTTCTTCAAGCTCTGCGATTAGCGAATCAACAGTGATATTGTGCTTTTGAATGATGGGGGCGCGAAGTTCTTCTAATCTTGCGGTGATCTTGGGGTTATCAATTAAGTCTTTTGCTGTTCTGTTTACAGTGGTGGGCGACATGTTGCCAGCATCGTAAGCCGCTCTATATGCCTCACTTGCATTCCCTGTTTCAAGGTATGCGCGGCAAAAAGCCTCTTGCTTTTCAGTTAGTTTCGACATTATCAGCTCTGCCAATAAAGTTTGCCCTCTGGGCGATAGCCGCCACAGGCAGCCGTTAGACTTTATTATAGCATGAGACTATAAACAAAAAAGCCCCGCGTTATGCGAGGCAAGGTAGGTGAGTTCTTTTAACCAGCTGTAACAGTAACAGCGCCAGCAGTTGACAGCTTAGCAACTCGGTAAATTCCTGAGCCGTTGATTGTTCTGTGAGGATTGGCAACTGTTAGCGTAACTACTGCGCCGCCCTCAACCAAATCAATCCAAGCGCCATTTACTTCAACTTGAATAGTAACAACCTCTGAACCTGCCAATCCGTTGGATTTAAGCCCTACCGACTGACCTAAGCTTGGTACGCTAAAGCCTTGGCTACCAGTGTTTGCGGTAGTTTGTGCATCAATTAAAACTATACTCATGGCGCTAGCCTCTTGGTGTTTTGGCTATTGTATCACAATGGAAAATCATAGCAATTAGATGCGCAGATAGTGCTGCGCTCACTCTGGCTTTAGACTTCCGCCGCCAGATAGCTTTGGCAAGGTGATCTCTTGCGGGACTCTTGCCTATCTTAATTATACTTTTTTACACTCGAATTAGCCGACTTGGTTCGCTCAATCTCCTGACAATGCGCGCAAATAACCTTTTTAGCTATTGGCATTGTGTAGAGTGAGTAGTGCTTACAGTCTGGGCATTGTTGTGTTTCTCTCATGATTTAAGCTCCTTAATTTTAGCTGAGTATTCAGCATGTATTGCCGCGTAATCGCGGGCCGTGTATTTTTGGGGCCCACCCTCAATATCAAGCGCGGCAAGCCTTTCAGCCCCTATTTTACGCTCAATGGCCAATGTGTATGGCCCAATATTTCCGCTTAGATAGTTATTACATACAGAACAGGATTTATGACAATTATCCTCGTTAAATCTTAGGTCCGGCCTAGAACCAACTGTTTTAAAATGAGACGCGTGCCATTGGCCGCCCCAATCGCTCGGCTTGTCGCAACTAATGCAAGGCAAGTGAGCATCGCGCAATCGAACAAATTCATTGAATGCTTTCTGCGCCTTGGCTCGCTGGAATGACTTATCGTTATCCAAAAACGTTTTCTTCTGCTTAACGTGCTCTTGCTTAACTTTTACGGCCTTTTGCTTATCGACAAAATCCAAGCTGCAAGCCATTGAACAAACCTTTGCTAAGCTTGAAAATGGCTTAAACATGACCCCGCATGACTTGCATTTTTTAGGCTTTAGTTCTTTTTGCATTAGATAATCTCTAGCGCGTAAACTTCGCGCCAAACTTCGGCAGGCCACGCTTTGACCGTGCCATAGTTCGCATCGAAAATATCTATAGGCTCAAGACCCATAAGTGCGCAGGTGCTTTTCAGCTCGCGCCAGTTGAATTTCTGGCCGTGGTATAACATCTCCATTCGCTTTACGGATGAATAGCTCTTAGACTTATCAAGCTCTATTTCTAGTTTGTTTGCCTGCTTAACTGCTTGGCTTGCGGTATTCATTGCCGTAGCTTCGCGCCTAGATCCAATCTCTGCTTTTGTTGCGATTGCAAGCTGTGCAGATTCGTATTGTGCAGCCCATGCTCTTGCGGCTTCTGCTGGGTTGCTAAAGTCTGGCATAACAAGCTGATGCTTTTTGTTTTTCTCTTCTAGCTCTTGCCAGCGATCAATAATTGCCAGCCGGTATTTTACTGAGTAACCAGAAACAACTAAGTCACATTCGCGCTTAGGAAGTTTAAATGCGCTCTGCTCTCTGTTTGATCCGTCGATATAGGTGTATCCAAAAATGGACGCATCTATTCCGGCCTCTTTTAGAGTTTGAATAATGTCTCGTTTAACATGACCATGTGACTTTTCAGTTAAATCAGCAATTTCTTTGCTTGTCATTGTTAAAACTGAATCTTGGATAATTGGGATCATATAATTTATCTCATAAAAAAAGCGCTATACAGAGCCTAGTTCGCGCGGCCTATAATCCCCCAAGAAAGATCATAAACACCTAGGCTTTGTATAACGCATTAGTTCTCAGGATTTTTAATAAGCTGGCGCGACCCAACTCACAAACATTATACACTAAAAACATGAGTGCGCAATTTTGCGCAATCGAATTAGGATAGCCGAAAAATAGCACCTCCTGCCCTACACGCCTATTACAGTTGCTTTGAATTTAGTGGTTTTATAAACCTTCTTGTTTTTGTGGTCATCAGCAACCGCCAGAAACTCCATGTTTTTAAGTAAGTAAAACTGATCTCGCTCTTTGATAAATCTCTCGTTCATCGGATATAGCAATCCGAAAAACTCAAAGTAGTGGCGCTCTCTATGCTCTTGGCCTCGATTCGGCTTATCGTATACCAGCTCCATTTCAATACCCCAATGCAAAGGAATATTGATAAACTGCGAAACGTCATTAAGGCCATTCTTTCTTAGCAACAAGTCAGCCATTGCATTGGTTTTTGTTTCAAAGAAAAAATGTAACGCCTCGCCAAAATCCTGACTTAATGGGTTTTCGTCATACCAATGCACATGAGAGCCAATCAGCAGTTTCTTTACTTTTAGCGGTAGATTTAACCCGTAAACCTTTGCATAGATTGTTTTGTTTGTCCCGATCATTGGTGCGTTCATACCTTTTCAAACCCCATATATCCCATTATTTTTTTTGTTAAGTCATCAACGATACGGTCAAAATTTCTTTGATTTATTCCCTTAAGCTTCTTTTTTGAATTTTTTCTAAAGTTCATTATTGTGCTCCCTTGTAGCTTTCATATTCTTTTAACACTGGCTCACTCCAAACAACTCCGCCATCGTTACCCGTTGCGTATAGCCAATCCACAAAACTGACTGTCTCTTTCTTGAGAAACTTTGTGGTACTTGCCCTAATCGTTATCTGTTCGCCCGTAAACGGGTCTATAACCACTTTTGATCCGTGCCTCAATGGCTCGCCTAGGCTTTCCATCTCTCGCTCAAACCAGCGCACCAGAAGCGCTTTGCCTTCGTCATAGTCGTAATCTGACATTTTGACGGTTAGCGCTGGCGACTTGAAAACAGCTTGCTTAACAATGTCGCTGATCATCGCATGTACTTTTGACGACTGCTCAGGCGATCTTAGCTCCTCAATGCCGATCTCAATGTAAGGCTTTTTGCCATCGTTTAGCAGCTTGGTTAGGCCACCATCAATCCACTTTAAGCACGGATCAATCTGAGTGAATGCGATTATGTTTTTTCGTACTGCTGTCATGATTCAAACTCTGGCAGTATCTCGCCGCCTATGTGTATGTCGCTGATGCGATTATATTTGCTTGGCTCTTGGGAAATATCATCACCCATTATCCAATTGTTAAACGCTCGCTCTACATCTTCATCGTCATACGATAACCCATTACGCAATGACTCTAGGCTTAACTTTGCATCCATGAAAACGTCCTGCGCCATGTGTCTAGCGATATACTCACACTCGAACACATCACGCGGGTTTAGTTGTTTATCTGTCATTTCCGCACCAAAGTAGTGAAAATTAATAATTATTTCCGTAGTTATACAGCGTGTACTGCTTAATTACACTGTTA